AAAAAATAACAAAAAATATCAAGAACGTATGATTGATATGGTAGATGAAGAAATAGATATCAAGAAAATGATGAAGTCTATTTATGTTATGTTAACTTCCAGAATGGAGCAAGTGTTTGATAAAATTCAAGAAAACCCCACAAATTTAAAACCAGATTATGCTTTAATTAAATATTTTGAAACTATGATGAATTATGTCGATAAATTTGATAAATTAGTTTTAAGAAATCCAGATCAAGTAATTCAACATAATGTAACTGTTCAAGTTATGGATCAATATGTAGCTGTAATGCAAGATGCTATTAGGGAAACTTTAGCAGAAATAGACCCAGATTCAGCATTTTTATTCTTGGAAAAGTTTAATACCAAATTATCTGGATTACAATTACCAGAATCAATGCAACCAGTTAAACCACAAACGCAAGAACAAAGATATATATCTGCTGAAATTTTACATTCAAAATTGGAAGAAATTAAGGAGAATAATTGAATTCTAGCGTTAAAATTGCATATCCTAATAATGCTGATGATTTATATATTGAAAAACCTCATGATATAAATAATTGGTTAAAATGCATGAGATATATTTATGCATATGTTGCTAAAGGATTTGATTTTAATAAAGCTTTTGATTTAATTACCGAAAAATGGACAAATATGGATAAGCAGGATTTTAAAAACTGGATCAATTATTACCAAACTGGTGGCGGATCTGCATATAAAAAAGCTCAATTAGAAAAAAATGCTCAATTCCCGGGATCTTTTCTTGATGTAAATGATTTAAGGGCCGAAATGCCTGGATTTCCTATGAGATTTAATCCAGATGAAGAAATAGAACCTGAAATAATTAATAAGCAAACAGAAAAACAAAAAGCTGCTGAAAAGGAATTATTAGAAAAAGAACAAGCGGCACAATTAGTAAAAGCATTAATTGGTAGATTAAATTCAGCAGAAAGATTGGCGGTATCTGAAGGTATTGCAAGAGTGTTGGGGCCAAATTATGAAAATTGGTTAAGAGCATTACATGAATTAAAAAAAGAAATTCAAGTAGCTCCTTTTAGAAATATTAAATCAGAATTAATGATTGATTTAATTGTAAGAAAAGGTAATCAATTATATGCTGGTGGAGATATAAAATCTGCTAAAGTTATGTATAAATTTGCTCAAGTTGCACCACCTCCATTAAATCCAAGTCCAGATGGAAATGATAAGCCAGCAGAATTAAGTCCTGAAGCTCCAACTGAACCAACTTTGCCTACAGATTCAGCACCTTCAGAATTAAGCGCTCCAGAAAATACCCCATCTTTATCTCCATCAGATGAAAAAGAATCATGGGTAGAAGAGTTTTTAAAGGGATTAGAAGGCATTAATGATGACAAAAATGATTCATTAGATGCTTCGGCAGATCTTTATGTATCGGAAGATGATTTAAAAGTATATGCTCAAGAAGTTACATTGCCAGATCCAACTGTACAAGCACCGGGAGCTGATATTACACAATCAATTCCAGCTCCAGAGGGAAATAAATTAGAACAAGCTTTAGCTGGCACAACGGTAGATGATGTAATAGCAAAATTAGAAGCTGTTTCAAACATATTTAAAAATAGAGAAGTTCCAAGACAATTAGCTATGGTTGATATTATGATGGATCAGCTTGGAATTTCATCATATTTTACAGAATTAGGTGAAAGTATATCAAAAGCATTAGAAGCAAACCAATATTGTGCAACAAGAATTGAAGATGTATTAGGGCGATTAAAAGGTGGAATAGAGGTGCCACAAGAACATGCTTTAGATTTGGCCGGAGATAAACCTGGTGGAGCAGAAAATAATGCAATTAGTTTAAAAAATAAATTAGAATTAGAAAAACAAAAAACTGATGCGCGAAAAAAGAATCGAGAAGAAGCTTCCAACGCTCAAGAAGATGCTGTAGCCGCTCAAAAACCAACAGAAGTAAATACAGATGCTATAAATCAGCCAACAAATATTCAAGCTCCGCAAAATAATGGAGTTAGAGTATGAAAATAACTAAAAAAATAATTGAATTATTGAATTTATATTATTATATATATAAATATACATTTAAACAAACTGGTCAAATTTATATTGGTGTAACTAAAGATCCAATATCAAGATTTAAAGCACATAAATCTAAAAGCAAATCAAAAAGTAAAGATAGTAGATTAAATAGGGCAATTTTAAAATATGGAATTGAAAATTTTACTATTGAGATAATTGATGGTCATAAAGATATAGATATTGCCAAAAAACAAGAAACTGGCTGGATTGGTCAATATAAAGATTCTGGTTATGAATTATATAATATAAGCCGTGGTGGTGCGTGTTATGACGAAGAGTCAATAGAAAGAATGAAAAAAGCTAATACTGGTTGGACAATGCCACAAGAACAAAGAGATAAAATTTCTAAAACTACAAAAGGTCGTCCAAAATTAGAAATTACTAAACAAAAAATGAGTAAGGCCGCAAAAGGAAAGAAAAAATCAGAAGAAGCTAGAAAAAATATGAGTATTGCTCAAAAAGCAAATCCAAATAGATTTGAACAAGCAAGATATGCGGGATCATGTAGTAAAGGTGCTATTAGAACTCAAGAATTTAAAGATAATTTAAGAGAAATTTTTAAAGGAGAAGGTAGCACGTCGGCTATTCTTACAGAAAAACAAGTAATTGAAATATTAAAAATTTCAAAAGATACTAAATTAAGCCAAAGAGAAATAGGATTATTATTTGGTGTAGATAGAAGGACAATTAATCAAATTGTTAATGGTAAGCGTTGGAAATATATTGATAGAAGTTTTTTAAATGAAATAGCAAATCATCAAGTGGCTCCTACTGAAGTAAATACTGAAGCATTAAATCAACCAACACAAGTTCAGGCACCAGCAGGACCAGGAGTTAAGGTTTAATGAATGAATTTACCTGAAATTCTCAAAATATTATCAGATATTGCTGTAGATACTGAGTCTAATTGCTTTATTGTTGGTGGATCTCCTCGTGATAAAGTTATGAATAAACCAGAACAGATAGATGATATTGATCTTACTTCTGGCGATGAGAAAATTCATTATATAGCTAAAGAAGCGTCAATTAAATTAAAAGATCTTAATGGTTCATATAAAGTTTTAGATGATGGGCATGCTCAAATAACTATAGGAAAATTTAAATTAGATTTTTCTTCAAATTTTAATATACCTAATATTAAACAAATTTTAAATAAAGCTGGATTAAAAGGTGCCACGGATATGCAATGTGAACTTTATTCCAGGGACTTTACTTGCAATACTTTACTTATGACTCTTGATTTAAAACAAATTTTAGATCCGACCGGTTTGGCTTTAAAAGATATTAAATCAAAAACTTTACGAACTTGTTTACCAGCTGCTATTACTTTGGGGTATGACAATAAGAGGGTTGTAAGAATTCTTTATATGGCAGCAAAACTTAATTTTACAGTAGATCCAGAAATTATTGATTGGGTTAAAGAACATCCAGAATCTATCGCTAATTGTTCTCCAAATTATCTTATTAAAAAATTAGCTAAATCTATTGAATATAATAAAGATATTACGGTAGATTTATTAAATAAAATGAATTTATGGAAATCAATTCCGCCAATGAAAGAATTACAATCTTTAATGGTTAAAAATCCGGAGAAAATATGAATTTTGATCAATTATTGGATTTAGCTAATAAATTTGCAGATCATGCGCAAGTTAGGCCGGAAGTATTTTTTAAAAATTATGATTATGGACAACAAACCAAATCTGAAAAAGAAAACACTAAATTAGGCCCTGGTTCTGGCCTGTATGAAAATATGGACAAATATAAATCAGTTAAAGATTTTATTAATTCAGATCGAAAAATGAAGCGAAAACAAAGAAAAAAGAAATTAGCTTTTTTATGTTTTGCTAAAGAAAAAGAATTAGATTTATCAGATATTCCTATAGATACTATTCATGATGGTTATGAAGAGGGTGAATTAATATTAAAAGATAATACCATTAATGGTATTCCTTTTACAAATCGTATAGATCCATTTCCTACATATGATTCAAGTTTGGCAGCCCCTGTAGGATATATGTTTGATAATGATGTAATGCATAACAGCTACTACGGGATCCTAAGTTTGCAGGGATCTGAAATAGAAAAATCATTAAAATTAGCTGAACTTTACTATAATTTAATAATAAAAAGGTAATATTTAGATATATTATAGAATTACAAGTATTTTCGCCCGTTCAAGGAATTTAACATGAGTTTAGCAAAAACTGCACAATTATCACCAACTAAATTGGATTCTGATTTATTATATATTATGGACGAAGATTTATCTGTTTCTGATGAAGATGAAAAGGATGAACCTAAAGGTGAAGTAGTTATTTTGGTGTCAGAAGATGATCCAAAACATGAAAATATTACTTTTGAACTTCCTGATGTGCCGGGTGGTGATGTTCAAGATGAATTAGAATTATCAGTTGAAGAAGAACCAGAAGTTGAAATTTCTTCACCTGGCGCATGGGATTGGAAAGCTAAATCTATAGAACATTTTCCATCATGGCTAAAAAATAAAATGGATAATCCACCTAAACATTCAGGATTAGATACGGTCGGAATAGAACGATGTATATCTTATTTTGAAAAAATAAATAGTATTATTTCTCAAGCTGTTAGAACTGATGTAGATGGTATTTTAAATATTAATTCTATTGAAAAAGCTCGTGAGGAAATTCATAAGGCAATTGATCGTCTTAAAGAAAGAAATGATCGTTTAAATTCTAATAAATTTAAGAAAAAGAAGAAAGCTGATTTTGAAGAAGACGGATTTATTAAAAATGCTCAAAAAGCAGCTGGAGTAAACGGTGGCGTAACAATTACTGTTCCTTTGTTAATTTCACATATTGCTAGAGTGTGTATTAATAGCGTTGTAAGCGCCGGGAAAAATATGGAAGACACGTTTAAAAAATTAGCAACAAAATATAAATTAACTGACAGAGAGCGTATCGAGTGCATACAATTGCTCCAAGATATGTCCTTCCCAATAAAACATCGTGAAGTTGATTTTGATAAAGATTTTGATGCATCTTCAGAAGAAAATCCAGAATATATTGCACAGTATTATGCTTAATTAGGAGAATAAATGCGCGGTGGACTTAAAATTAATTCATATTCTGAAGAAGATAGAGAAATTGAGCCAAGTGAAAAATTATCTCCAATGATTTCTCAATTTGCTAAAGCTATAATTCCACAAAATGTAGTTGAGCAAGCTCGTTCAAGAAATGCTCAATCATTTATGCAGCAATTAACTTCTATTATGACGAATAAACCACGTTATGCCACTGTAGATGATGCAGTAAAAGATATGCAAGAAAGAACTGGATTAACTGTTCATCTTGAAAACATTAAATCAGCTAAAAATGTAAATAAACAAGCATCTGGTGAAATACCTGAAATATTAAAACATTATGATTTTGTAGATGATTTGGTTCATTATATACATAATAATATTCATAACACTGGCGGATTAGGAATTTCTGTGCCGTCTGTACAACATGATATTTTATCTGTATTTCCTAAAATAAATCCTACTGATATTATGAATGAACAAGTATCAAAGTATATTAGTGATTGTATATATGATGAGCAGAAAATGCATACAGCTCCGCCTGCTACAAATAATTTGGGAAATGGCGTCGGCAAGGATCTATTAATACAAGATCCAGATCCGTGGGCGGGATTAATGCCGAGTAAATAATATATAATAAATACTTATAAATTTAAAATATTTCGAGAGTTGCTTTTGCTGATTGTTAAAAATAACGAAAATATAAGAATTAATTTAGTGTGGAAGATATAGGAATTGAAATGACGCAGTGGGAAGAAAATAATAAAGAAATAGACGAGTTAAGAATTGAAAAACAAACGAAAAATTATGGACTCTATGCTATTAGATTAGCAGATGATTCTATAGAAAATAGAAAAATTTATATAGGACGGTCAAAAAATGTTATAAAACGATGGAGGGGCGAGCTTTGGGCTTCTTTTAACAAAACTCATCGATCTTATAATAATGCTTTATGTTGTTTTATTAGATCTTGTGGTAATAATATTAAAGAGGTTAAAAGTTTACTTGAATTTGTTTTAATAGCAGAATTTGACACATTAGAAGAAGTTTTACAAGCTGAAATGTACTATATATTAAAATTCAAAACTAATATTTGTAGATTTGGAAAATTATATGGATACAATCTTACGGATGGCGGTGAAGGAAATAATGGCCATATACCTAGCGAAGAACAAAGAAAAAAACAATCTATCGCTCTCAAAAAATTTAATGATGAAAATGATCGTACTCCAGAACATTGCGAAAATTTATCTAAAGCTCTTACCGGTGTTAAAAAAACTCAATCGGCATTAACAATTGCGCATCAAGCTAAATTCATTGAAAATAATAAAGGCGTTCCACTTACCGATGAACATAAAACTAAAATTTCAGAAAGTAATAAAGATAAAAAACTTACTGATGAACAAAGGGCAAGAATATCTAAAGCTCAAAAGGGAATTCGAAAAGGGCCAGCTTCTGCATTAGCCAGAGCAAACATGTCTAAGGCGCAGAAAGGAAGAATATTTACCGAAGAACATAAACAAAAAATTTCTTTAGCGCATACTGGTAAAACACTTTCTGATGAACATAAAAAGAATCTTTCACTGGCACATCAAAAAAAACCATATTCTGAAAAAGTAACAAAATCAAAAATTAGTTTTGAAATTGCTAAAAATATAAGATTTGATTTTTTTAATGAAAAATTACCAATAAAAATTTTAGCAGATCGTTTTAATGTTAGTAGGCCACAAATTATTAGAATAATTAATAACGAAACCTGGATTGATGAAAATTACACTCCAGATTTTGAAAAAATTGAAAAGATATATCAATCAAATAGACCACGCAATAAATTAACTGAAATAATTGTAAAAAGCATTAGAAATGAATTTATTGCTGGGAAATTATCATTTGTTGATTTAGCTAAAAAATATAATAGTAGCAATTCAATGATTCGCGAAATAGTGTATAATACTAAATGGAAAGACAAAAATTATGAACCTAATATAGATTTAATTAAAAATATTATTAAAAACCATAGGGATAAATAAAATATTATGGATAATTTTTTTGAATCATTTAAAGACAAAGTTGGAACAATTGATCCTGTTGTCTGGGCAGAGCGGCATTTAACATTAGATGGTAAGCCTTATCAAATTAGTAAAAATGGATATAAACCACATGCTGATATTTTAAGATATTTGGCAATTAAAGCTATTGAAAAAGACGGTCGTTATGTAATTTGGAACAAAGGCCGGCAAGTGGGGGCTACAATACTCAGTTCAGTTTTAGAAATGTATAGTATGAGCGCAAATATATATGGTATAAATGGTCGTCCTAGTTGTAGGATTATTCATTGTTTCCCTACCCTCATCCATGTATTTACTTATGCTAAGACAAAATTAAATTCTATGATTTCTCAAGCTTTGCCAGGAGATAAAACACAAAGCAAAAAAAAATTAAGTTGTGTAGAAGAAATGTTAGATAAATCAACTCCTGCAAATGACTCATTACAATTTAAACAATTTGTAAATGGAAATTTTTTAAGGGTTGAATCTACCGGTTTAGATGGTTCAAGGCTCGCGGGAG